TGTTGGGAACAGACCAGTAGATTTCTATGTACTGGCCCGCCGTCATGCTTAGAAAATAATTCCAACCAACAATTGAATGTCCATCCGTACCTCCGTGGCTACCCGGAATAGATACAAAGCCAGTCGAACCCGGTATGTCTACCCCGCTTTGCTTTAACCAAATGTATACATCTTGGACGTTACTATTTGTGTTTGCAAACTGCGTACTAAACTGTAGGTTATAAATACCTGCATTAGTTACCGTGATTTTAGAGGTTGCAATACTTACACCATTAGCAAAATCCGTGGTGTTGAGCGTCATCAGCGTGGCTGTGTTTGCCGTGGCGGTCTGATCTTGATCGCTGGAAAACGCTCCATACGGAACGGATAAGGTGTTCAACTGCCCAATAATGGTATTGAGTCGGTTGAAGTAAAGGCGCAAGACGTTAGAAAACTGATCGTGATACTGCTGCGCATACTCCACCGGGGCATTGGGTAAGTTGGGCGGTGCTACCCGTTGCAGCGCTTTGTCAGAGGTAACGATCAAAGTCATAAGGGTTTTTACCTACGTCCGTCAGGTTTGATGTCGATACGCGGCGCACCGACCTGCCACTGGAGCCCAAGCTGATTGCCTTCGACCTTGATCGACATCTGCCGTCCGCGCACCCGAATCAGAACCTGCCCGGTGTACTTCTCAACCGGGACCACCGCAGACCGAACCACTGAAGCGTTGTCCGTTCCGCCAACAGAAGGCGGGGCGTTGTACCCAGAGCCAGAGTTCTGCAATGGCAGCAGCGTCATGGTCACCTGCGGGTTAGCCGCCGAAGACCCCCGGAACGTCATGTCAGGCAGCAAGCGCCAGACGTAGCCAAAGTTGTGCCCGTCACCAATGTCGAATTCAGCAGATGTGATGTACGAGGATATAGCTGCGGGGGTGCCGGTGATGTTGTCGTCCACACCAAGTTCGTGGAACACAAGGTTGTCTTCGTAGGTCGCAGCCATCGGATACTCGTTCAGCCCAGAGTCGATCCAAGCTGTCCGCGCCATGGTGCCGTAGTACCAGATGTTCTCCAAATAGTTGTAGACCACGTAGCTGTCAATTTCGGTAGCGTCGGCGGAGCAATAGAACCACCAGACCTCGTTAAACCCTTCGTTGGTTCCGACAAAGAACTGATCCTGCTGGTTTAGGTTGATGTTGCCAAAGACGTGTTGGCGCAGGTCGCAAGACAGCGTTTGGATTCGCCCGTCGTAACGGTAGAACTTGTCCACGCCCATCCAGTACACAACCCCGGATGCGGATACAGCGGTGTTGACGCCAGCAATCGAAATGGCATCGCCCAGAAGCTGAACGCCCCAGACAAACGGAGGGCCAAGGTATTGCAGCGAGTAGACGGAGGCGTCCGTGAACACCACAATTTCCTGACGGGTCTGGACGAAACTACGAATCTCAGAGCCGTGCGACAGGCGCACACCGCCCGCTTGGTTAGTGGCCGAAGGCTCCCAATCCACCACTGATTCTTGAGCGGACCAGCGGATAAACATCGGATCAAGCTGAGTCTCACCGATAGGGTTACAGCCGAGGCAAATCACAAACCGGCTGACATCAGACACGACCATGTTGTTCACGACTGTCGGCACCTGCAAGGCACCAGCCAGACTGGAAACCGGGATGCCTCTCGGCGAAATCGTGTGCGTGCCCGACTGCGTGCCGGTAGTGATAATTGCGGTGCCGCCCGGAGTTGCCGCGAGGTTGAACGTGATGCCCGTGGAGTTGACCACGTAGTAGATAGCGCCCGCAATGAGCCCGGTGGGGAGCGCCCCCGTGGTCTGGAGAATGACAGCGGTATTGTCTACAAGCCCTGAACCCAAATACGTGACCACCCCCGGCGAAGCAATAGTCACCGTGAAAGTCAGTGCGGATGTGCCCAGCTTGGCGTTCCAGTAGTAGAGCACCCCGCCACGGTAGCCGTAGATCAGGTCTTCGCCAAAGTTGTTTTGATACCAGAGACGAATGCCCGTCGTGGACGTAACACCAAACCCCCACGTACCCGAGCCCCACGACCCAGCGCCCCAGCCGGTAAAGGGCGTCACGTTTGCGTTACCTACCGGGATTTCATAAACAGCGTAGACCCCGGTCCCACCGCCGCCCGTATCGTACGCCGTGGCTGCGACCGGAGAAGTGATGGTGTAGATGTTGGCGTTGGTGACGGTGACTTGGAAGTTCTGGTTCAGGACCTCTACGGTGATACCTTGATTGACCTCCAACTCAAAGGTGCCAGAGCCAGCGGTAGTAGTCGTAATAGCCGCGCCATCAGCTACGTTGGCAAACTGCACTGTGGTGCCTGCCACCACACGGATGTAATAGACCACACCGGCGGTCAAGCCAGTCGGCAAAGCGCCCCCAACAGAGACCGACAGAATCACCGGAGTGTTGGCAGCCAACGCCGTGGTCAGAATGAAGTCGGTAGCCGTCGAGCGAGTGAACGTCTGGTAGCTAAGCGCCCGAGCGCCGGAAAACGTGACGAAGTCGCCCGTGGTGCAGCCGTGTGCGTTGTCTGTGACGGTGATGGTCGTCGAGCCTGTGGTGGCGACAAACGGATTGCTGAGCGCCCCAGAGTTGGCACGCATAGGCGTGATGTCGTCGTAGCCTCCGCCCTGTTCGATGTAGAACTTGAGGTTGGTACCCACGCCAGTAACAACCGACGGCGCAGTGACAGTTCCCCATGTCCAGAGCGACCGGCAAACGCCTTGAAAGGTATACGCGGAAATTTGTTCCCAGCCGCCAATCTTCTCCGGGGTGCCTTGACGGAACCGTACCTTGTCGCACGAGTACCAACCACCCTCGTTTGTGTAACGGGTGTTCTCTTGGTTTACACCGGGCTTGAGAAGAATTTTTTGGAGCGGCATGGGTGCGTCCTTACGCCTCAGACTCGGTCATCTTGGCGGCAGTGACTTGGACCTCTTGGACCCGGCGACCCCACCCCTTACCAAAGGTGTTCCAAGTTGACAGGGACCGCAGAAACTCCAAGCGGGTTTGCTGGTATTTTTCCACAATATCGTCCGCAGGCATAGCCGCCACCTTGCCCAGCGTGCCGGGGCCAATAGCCCCGTCTGGAGTCGCACCCACGGTTTGCTGTAGCCACTTAGCCGCCCGACCCGGGCCAGAGTTAATAGCAGCATCAAACACGATGTAGTCCACCCCGGCAGGGAGATCGTCGCCCTTGATCTTGTCCCAGTACTTGGCCTTGTACATGGGGCCAACAATCTCAGGGGTCAGCGCCCGCATGGTTTTCTCGTCCACCTCGTGGCCGACCCACTCTTCCCAGACGCGCTTGGTGACGCCCAGATTGGTCATGCCGCCGGGGTCAGCCGGGTGATTTACATAACCACCCTCGTGGTGGAGGATAGCCTCAAGAGCGGAGTCGAAGTTTTCTTTCATTTGATTGCTGGTGCCTTAGAGAGAAGATCGGTCTTGGCTTGCGAGCCTGCGCTGGAGCCAAAATAATAGGCGATGATGCCAGTCCATGCGGTGCCGAGGGAGCCCAGCATCATCAGGATAGCGGGGTTGTTGGAGTCCACTTTGCCCAGCAGCATCATGACCATGATGCCGAAGAAGCCGACGGTGACAATCGCAGCCAGTGCCGGGGGCACGATAGACCGGGTCGTGGCCTGCATCTCACGAGCGGATTTGCGGTCTTCTACTGACAGCTTTTCAAAGTTCAGGCCCAGTTCGTTGGCCTGCTTTTGCAGTTCAATCTCGGCAATCTTGACCTGCGCGATCTGCTCGGCAGTGAGTTTGTTGTTGGAGATCATGTCTCCGACCTTCTCCGGCTCGACACCGATGGCCTTGGAGATTGCAGAGACGGCCATACCGGCCAAGGGGCCACCCATCGCTGTGGCGATAGTGGGGGCGATCTGTTTAAGCCATTCCATTACTGTTTGCTCCTTGAAAGCATGGTTGCTGCGATTTGCAGAAGGACGCGGTATTGGTCAACATCCGGGGGCTCTTCTTTCCAGCCTACCGTAATCTGCCCGATAAATTTACCCTGCTCGGGTGGGACACTGATGCGGCACCCGTAAGTAACGCCCTTTTCGATATACCACAACCCGATCTCAGACTGCGCGGTTTTGTACGCGCCGCAGGGAATCTCACTTGCCATCAGCGCCACGACATCTCTGTTGTTTGCTGCGTTGGCAGTAAAGAGGCCGACATCCAACCCTTCGTGGGTCTTGTCCCTGCCGTCCTTGGTGTACGCCCTATGCAGCACGCGAGTGCCAAACATGGGGTTGACCTTGAAGATGGCGACCACCGCAGCGTCAGTGTTTTTGAACAGATGCGCCGCCACATCCTCCACCCTGTCTTCGGCAATCGTGGGCAGCTTTCTTTGTTCCTTGTAGGCCCCGATCAAAAACTCTTGGTTCTGCCAGACAAAGTACCCCACGAACGCGAAGACAGCCATCAGCACGATGGCAAACAATTTAAACGGAGAGTCCACATACCCGAGGACCTTGTCGATCAGGCTGTTGTGGTTGATCTTCTCGTCGCTCATACCTGCATGATGATGTAAACGAAGCCGATGAGGAAAGCAACAAACCCAACGGTGATGCAGGTGTACAGGACAAACATCGCCTGCTCTTGCCTACGTTTTAGTTTTGCCGCCTTCTCCTCTGCTTCTCTCTTCTTCCTAGCCCTTTGAATCTCCATGTGCTTCTGGAGGAAGAGGGTCCACAACTCTGGGTAACCTCCGTACACCAACTGGTGCTTTAAATGCTCCATGTCCTCACGCAGCTTGTTTTGCTGCATGACGATCTCCATCGCCTGCGCCGCGTCTGACTTTCCAGCGTTGGCATCGTTCGCTGCCTTGTTGATAACGTCGGCAGACTCAAAAAGCGCCGAGAACTCCTTGATGCAGCCGGTAATGTCCTTCCCCAGCTTGAGCGCTTTCTGGATGCCCGCCACCGCAGCTTGCGCAGTGGCAAACGCAGTGATTGGGTCGATCATTTTGGCGCACGCTTTACTCGTAGAGGATGTTGATGGAGCCCGCGTCGAACGTGTCGGTGCTAGTCGTGGTAATCCGAACGCGATCAATCGTTCCAGAAAGCGTGACCGACCCAGCAGTGGTTGCAAACGCGGCATCGGCGCGTCCAAAAGCTCCTGTTGCCGCCCAGATATTGCTGCCCAAAGTGCTTACCTGAAGTGCGCCGTTCATAGACGCGGCGGCGTTGCCCGTCGAAATAATGAACCCCGCCGTGGAGTTGGTTACCGTAGGAGTCTGGTTAATGGTGCTGCCCACGTAGCCTGTATTTTGCACCGACCCTGCCCCCAACTGAACGAGGATGTTGGCGGTGCTGCTAAGGCTTACTCCGCTAAACAAAACCGTCACTCGCTTGACCCACGAAGGGATACCGGTGAAGTCGATGCTTGTGCCCGAGGTGCTTGCCTGAGAAGTGCCAGACGTGATCGTGCTGCCAGAAGGAGCAGTCCAGATAGCCCCACTCAGCGTTTTGTTGGTCAGCGTTTGAGTGTCCGTGGTACCGACCACAGCACCGGCAGGGTTGCCAACACCGCCCGCAGGAAACGTGACGCCAGCCGATCCAGAAACTGTAATAGTCATAGCGTTTACTCGTAGAGGATGTTGATGGAGCCAGCGTCGAACGTGTCGGTGCCGTTCACGGTGGTGATGCGCACTCGGTCAAGCGTAGAGATGCTTCCGTCCCCGCCACCCATAACAACCAAGTTGGTTGTACTTTTTGCCGAGTGCGATGAAACCCATGTAGAACCGCTTAGGTTCGTTAGAGTAATGATTCCAGAATGCGTGTAGGAGGCTAGATTAGACCAAAAAATAAACCCCGAAGTGCTAGACGCCCCAGAGGTAGTGTTTGACTGAGTAATGTGAGTTGAAGTCGAGATGTACCCTGAACTCACAATACCGCCGCTGTTGCCGCCTTGAATCAAAATCGCGGAAGTTCCACTTGTACTGACTCCGTTAAACATCACGGTAATGCGCTTCACCCACGATGGGATGCCGGTGAAGTCAATCGAAGTGCCAGAGGTGCTGGCCTGTGAAACACCGCTCACCAACTGGGAGCCAGTACCCGGCACAGTCTCGGTTGGATACCACGTCGTGTTCGACAGCCGGTACACATACGAAGCCGCCGTTTTGGCCGGGAGGAACGTCACAGCGCTAGAGATGCTCTGCCCCGTGTTGCCTTGAAGCGTGAGCGCCGTGATCTGCTGGCTGGAGCTAAACGTGATCATCATCCCGTCAGCAGGTGAGGCAGGCATCGTGATCGTGCCCGTAGCCAGAGTAGCCGCAGGCACCATGAACAGCGTCTGCGTCCCCGCCGCAAAGGTGTAGCTAAACCCTGTCGCGGGTGTCTGGTAGTCGTACGCTTGCAGTACGCCGTTGGTGCCGTCAATTTTGGCGGTCATGCTTGTGCTCCTCTAAGTGCGGCCAGTTCTGCTCGCAATTCCGCCAGTTGCTCTTCGACCGTCGGCGTAGATTGAGCTTGTGCTTGCTCAGCTTCCCAAGCAGCTTGCTGCGCCATAGCCTGCGCAACTTCTTCAGGCGTCAGGTCAATAACTTTTATCTCGCCAGTGATGACATCGACTTCAATGCGTTGCATATTTAGCCTTCGTAGAGGATGTTGATGGAGCCAGCGTCGAAGGTGTCGGTGCCGCCTGTAGTTGTGATGCGCACGCGGTCTAGGGTGCCACCAAGGGCAACATTACCCGCGCCATAGTTGTTGTTAGCAAATCCACTTTGACCGCCCAACACATTAGATTCAACCCAAGTATTTCCTGTGATGTTGGTAATAACGGCGTGTCCAGAGTAAGTTATGTTTGCCGCAAAGGCACCCGTAGCAATAAAACCCGCAGTAGAAGAGGCCGTGTTATTAGATGCAGAGGTTTGAGTTGCTTGGCTAACATACCCGGAAGTTGTAAAAGAACCAGCGCCAATTTGAACCAGTAAGTTACTGCTGCCGTTTGTACTGACCCCGCTAAACATCACCGTCACCCGCTTGACCCATGACGGGATGCTGGTGAAGTCAATGCTGGTGCCGCTGGTAGACGCAACCGCTGTGCCCAATATGACAACCCCGCCGCCGTATCCACTACCAATTGTTTTGTTAGTCAGCGTTTGGGTGGCATCTGTGCCCACCAAAGTCGTGGTTGCCGCAGGTAGAGAGACGGTATAGCTGCTGTTAGTGTTGGGCGAGGCTAGGGTGATAACCCCTGTGCCGCTTGCGTTGCCTTGGATTGCTACTGAGGACATGTTCTCTCCTTACACCACAGACCACACGCTGCCAGTCGGCACGGTGACGGTGACGCCACTATTGATCGTAACGGGGCCGAAGGTACCCGCGTTCCTGCCCGAGGGGATTGAGTAGTCAACCGAGACGGTTGGGCCGTTGAGGAAGAACACCTCGTTCGTGCCGCCACCCGTTGCACCGCCACCGCCACCAGCAACCTTCACAAAGTCCGGCGTAGCCAGCGTCGTGTCCCATGCGCACAGGGCAGACTGACCCGCGTTAATGAACACACCGGTAGTCGGAGAAGTCGGCCCACCCTTGAGGTAGACCACGCTGTCCGAGTTGTTGACGACGACATAGAGCTTCGTTTGCTTGGGCGCGTAGATGTTGCGCGTGGTGCCCGGAGTTCCCGTGACAACCAGCACAGCGCTACGCGCTTGGTTAGGGTCGCCCGCGCCCGTAGTGGTCAGCGTCCAGTCGCCAGCGGTTACGCTTTGGGACGACACAGAAACAATCGAAGCTTCAATCAGCGCGGTAAGCTGGGTGTTGACCACGCCGCCCCACTGATCGAGGAGTTCGCCCGGGTTTGGCTGGACAAGCCCCAGTACTGGGGTATAAGAAGAAGGCATTCGTTGCTCCTTGTAACTAATTCAATGTCGGGATGTCGTTCCAGTCCGGGTCTTGGTCGTCTTGGATGTTGCCCCAAGAGGTGGACTGGGTGTTATCCACATTGTTCCAGTCGGCATTCTGGCTGGCGTTTATGGCATTCCAGCTAACCGACTGCTCACTTACCACATTTTGCCAGTTAACGCTCTGGGAGTCATCCACGGAGTTCCAAGTCCCAGTTTGGGAGGTCTGCACGTCCTGCCAGCCCGGGGCCTGAGCAGAGTCTGCGTTACCCCATGAGGTAGCCTGCGCACTATCAACTTCTCCCCAGCCCGCAGTCTGGCTGGCATTTATGGCGCTCCAAGTAACAGACTGTGCGTCCAGCACGTTCTGCCAGCTTTCCGGCTGGGAATCGTCAATCAGGTTCCACAGGAACGCCCCGATCACGCTGTCAGACAGGGTGGCGCTCTCAGGGATGCTGACGTTGTAGATGCTGCCCGCCGGGTTGAAGTTGTCTAGGGCTGTGGCAGAGGCAACAGCGATGGCGTTGAAGATTGACGGAGCCACCAGAACCACATCCAAGGCTGCGGAGGTCTCGGAAATGCTGGCAGCAAATGCTTGGAGGGCGCTAACTGCGTCCGTGATGGTGGCCGACTCAGTGATCGTGGCCCGGGGGATAAAGGCTGCGCTGTTGGTCTCGGTGCCGGTGGCGGTCTCGGCCAGAGAAGCCGGGAAGATGGCCTGCGCGGTGATTGCGTCCTGCGCCTGTGCAAGCTCCTGCATCAAGATGTTGTAGGTCGAGCCCGGGGCGTTTACAGCATCTTGGGCTGTTGCTGCCTCTTGGAGAAGCCCGATAAACACCGCCCGGGCGGACAGGCTATCCGTAATCGTGGCTGTCTCAGCAACCGCCGCAGCCAACGCACGCAAGGCGCTGACCTGATCCGCACCCGTGGCAAGCTCGCTGACCTGCGCGGCAGCGGTGAAGAATGCCTGAACAATCTCTTGGGCGACGGCAGACTCGGAAATATCCGATTTAAACGTGGCCCGGGTGGTGATGGCCTCCGTCCCGGTTGCGGTCTCAGAGATGATCCCTGCGGCAGACAGTCTGGCTGCGTCAGTATCAGAGCCAGTGGCTGTCTCTGCGATGAACGGGTTGGTGATGTACCGGGCGGCGACAGTCTCAGTACCCGTGGCAGTCTCTGCAATAACGCCTATGAAGCGCAGGCCACCAACGACGATGTCCGACCCGGAGGCAGACTCAAAGATGCTGGGCAGGGCAATGTACCGGGCAGCCACTGCGTCAGTGATGGACGCAGACTCCACGATGCTGGGATTGGCAATATAGCCCGGGCTGACGGTCTCAGTGCCGGTAGCAGACTCGGCAACGCTGGGGTTGGTGCTGTAGAGGGTAGAGACGGTCTCAGTACCGGTAGCAGACTCGGCAATGCTGGGCCGGGTGATGTACTGGGCGGAGTCAGTATCCGTACCGGTTGCGGTCTCGGAAATCGTCGTGGGAAAACTGATGAACCCGACGTTGGCGTCGGTGATGGTGGCAGTCTCGGAGACGCTGGGCAGGGTGGTGTACTTGGCAGAGAAGGTGTCCGTGCCCGTGGCGCTCTCAAGGATGGCAACGAAGTACCCCTTAATTGCGGAGATCAGGTCTGTGATCGTGCCGGACTCAGCAACCGCAGCAAGGAAGATCGCCCGGGCAGAAACAGCATCTGTACCCGTGGCAGTCTCAGAGATCGCAGGATTAACAGTCAGGCTGGCTGCGTCGGTATCGGAGCCAGAGGCCGTTTCACTGATGACCGTAGGGAAGCTGATGCGTCCAACATCCGCGTCAGTGATGGTGGCAGATTCGGAAAGAGTAGAGCGTGCAGTCAGGCTGGCGGACTCAGTGTCGGACCCAGTGGCGGTCTCAGATAGCGTGGCGCGGGCGATCAGCCGGGCAAGGTTAGTGTCGGCAATGGTTGCGGATTCGAGGATCGCAGTACCAAACGCAGACCGTGCGGAGATGGTGTCGGTGCCTGTGCCAGACTCAGCCAGCGATGCCCGGAAGATAGCCCGAGCCAGAACAGCGTCAGAGCCGGTGGCAAGCTCTTCAATAGTGCCGAGGTAGGTGATCCCTCCAAGGCTTGCGCTGATGGAGTCCGTGCCGGTGCCGGTCTCGGAGATGCTGCTGTTGAAGATCGCCCGGGCGAGGATAGAGTCGGAGCCAGTACCCGTCTCAGTAATGGTCGCAGCGTAGACCGTGCCGCCTGCGGCAACGAAGTACCAGCCTAGAGAGCCGCCGTTGGTGGAGTTGGCCCCTGCGTACCATTCATCAACAAGTGGATAAGCGCGGACGTTGCTGATGGAGAGGTAGTCAACTGAGTTGGCGGCTACCCCTGCGCCGGTGTAAACAAGGTTGGCCGGAGACCCGCTAACAGTCAGAACCCGGGTGGCTGCGCCCGTGGCAGTCCAAGGATCGGTTAGCGTTGTGGTAGTGCCGCCGAGCGAGATAGACGTAGCGCCCGTGGCGCTGTATGTGTTGCTGATCGTCTTGAAGGTATTGTTACCGGATATGTCCAACGCACCTGCACCGCCTTGGTCAAGAGTGATGCCGGAGTAGGAAAGGTTGCCGCCACGAAAGAATTTTGTTGCTACCCGAGTTAAGCTAATAGTCCCGGTTCCGGTAACAGTTAAATTTGTGGAGGTTTGAGCGTCCCATGCGCTTGCAGCGCCATTCAAAATCCACGTCCCCGACCCTACGGCCATGGTTCTTGTGCTAGTACCAGACAAAAGAACTCCAGAATTGGCGGATGACAATGTGACGTTGTAGGTGGCCGCATCAAATGTTCCGGCGGTAAGAGTTAAAAGAGTGGTAAGAGATTGATCTGCGACAAAAGCGTCTTGCAACGTCACCGATCCCCCGGGGGTATTAATGGTGAACGCTTGTGTCCATGTCTTACCCGCGCTTGTAATCTGCTGAGTTGTGCGCCCGGCAAATGTTATGCGGCCCGTTCCACTTAGCGTCGTCCCCGTCCCGTTGATCCAGTTGCCATAGATCGTCGGTGTTGTCGTGCCCGTTGCCAACGTAACCAGCGCACTGCCGTTACGGTTGCTCATGTCGAGCGTGCCAATGTTGTAGTTGGCGTTGACCGTGATGGTGCTACCGCTGGTGGGCGTGGCAAACGGAATGTATGCAGTGTCTTGGGGGAGAGGGAATTGATCGGCTGCTGCCGCGCCGCCTGATGTAGCAGACCACGATCCTGCGCCAGTGTTGCCCCAGTTGTTACTTCCAGCAAGGGCCCAGTAGACCGTCTTCGCTGCCGGGAACGTGATGCCTGCGTTGCCCTTCGCATCGCCAAGCCGTGTGCCGCTGGCAGGGGCTGCTGCGCCAGCAATAGTGATGTCTCGGAAGTCAACGTCGGTTGCCGATACCGCCGCGCAGGTCAGGGTGCGCGTGGTGCCAAAGGTGTTAGAGGCAAGGAAGGTGCGATAGGCGGAAGCTGTGCCAGCGCTAACAGTCAAGGTGCCGTTGATGGTCTGGTTGCCACTGAATGTAAATGTAGCAATACCGACGGTGGTGCGGCCAGCAAAAGACAGGTTGTTAAATGTGTTTGATCCGGTAATATCAAGGGCGGAAATTGATGCGCTGGTAAAACTGACATTGTTAAAAGTAACGATTCCGTTTGAAGACCCCCAAGCTGTGCCCGGAGATGCAGCAATTTGGATGGTAGAAGTTCCAGCATTTAACGTAAGATTTACTGCATTAAAAAGTGTTGTTCCACCAGATACACCAGTAAGAAAAGTACATGTTGATCCGTTTAAAGACAACGTCCTAACCCCGGTTCCAGAAGACGTTAAAATCCCGGGAAACGACACGCTGTAATTACTTACAGAAGTATCAAATGTTCCATATGTTAAATTGCAGGCAGTTACGCCACTAGCATTTGTAAAAGAACTCCCCAGTGTCCAAGTGGCTCCAATACCGACAATATTTAAACCGCCAGCAAACGTGGTTCCGTTTGACGTAAACGTATAACTGGCGTTACCCGCCCAGTTCATTGCGCCCGTGTATGTCCGGGTGATACCGGTAGCTGCAAAACTGACGTTGCCATGGAAGGCGATACCCACAGTCCCGGCAAAGGTCACGTTACCTGCGGCGGGGCCAGCCATGGTGAACGATGCGCACCGGGCCAGAGTCACGCCCGCGTCAATGGTGGCGGTATAGGCCGTGGCATTGGATAAAGAGTCAAAGTTGACCGCATCTAGGGATGTGGGGATGGCTGCTCCCGAACCGCCGCCAGAGGATGTTGACCACTTGGTGGTCGAGGACCAGTTACCTGTTCCGCCTACCCAGTAGAGCGTCCGAGGGGCGGGGGTGGCCGTGAAGATGATTGCGCCTGTGTTACCAGCAGTGTTGGTGCTATTTACACCGACGTAGAACTCCCCGGGGCTGGTGGTAGAGACCGCGCAGTAGCTGATCGACAAGTAGTCGATGCCGGTGTTAGCAGGGCCAGCTATGGAAAGTGTGTACGCGGTAACAGCGGTGGAAGGGGCCAGTGTGACTACGTTGCCCACCGTGCCGGTAACGGACCATTTTCCAACCGTTGTTGTGGTAGTAGATGGAAAAATAATTGTATGTGCTACTGTCTTAGTAGACGCAAGTTCACCAAATATGTTGCTGCCACTAATAGTTAGTGTGGACGTTCCCGTCGTCCCACCAATTGTTAGCTTGTTGTAGTACAGTCCGCCGCCATTAAAAGTTCTAGCAGTGGCGGTGGTGTTGGACAACACGATGGTTGCTGTTCCAGCAATTAAGGCCGACGGTGCATTTGCAAAATTCCAAACCGCCCCTGTACCCGTCAACGTCCAAGTACCTGAGCCCATTTTTATAGTGGGAGTTGCAGGTGTGGTCGTATTATCAACACCTCCAGCAGTTACGTTGTATGTGACTGCATCAAAGGTACCTGTTCCAAAGCGTAAAAAACTTGTTGAATTTAACGATAATGCGTCAGCAAGCTGAGCATATGCGGATGGGCGGGAGACAGTTAAGATGCAATTAAACTGAACTCCATTGCTAGTAATAGTCTGTGTTCCATCTTTACAAAATGAGATGACGCTGGCAGTGCTATTGGCAGTGACCCCAGTACCAAACTTCCAATCTCCATAAACAGCCACCGTGATCGACGCAGAAAAACCTAATGTCATCGCGCTGGTGCGCAGCGAAGCGTCAAAAGTGCCAATGTTCCATGCGGAATTAATCGTGATTGTGCCCGTCACCGATCCAGTGTTATCAAATACCGCCGTGTCTTGTGCTAGGGGGAATTGGTTGATGTCGGGCGTGCCGCCAGAAGAGGGGCACCATCCCGTAGCGCTCCAGTTCTGCGTGCCCGCAAGGTTCCAGTAGACCGTCTTTGCTGCGGGGAATGTGATGCCGGTATTGCCGCCGCAATCTCCTGCGCGTGTGGGAGAAGAGCCCGCCGCAGCCCCGGCAAGGTTGATGTCTCGGAAGTCGCAGTCGGTGGCGGAAATACTGTTAACCGTCAGCGTGCGCTGGGTGCCAGCAGTATTAGACTGAAAAAAGATACGTCGTACTGCTGATGCAGAAGCACCCGTCAATGTGCCGGTAACGGTTTGGTTAGCACTAAAAACACAGGTAGTAACTCCCAAGTTTGGGGGATTAATAGTTAAATTATTAAAAGTATTTCCTGTTGCCCCTTGAATTCTAAAAAAACTATCATTTGGATTTGTATAAGTTACATTATAAAACGTCTGTCCGCCTGTTGCAAAAGTTGGACTTTGCGCCGTACAGGTAATGCTAGATGTCCCTGCGTTAAATGTAAGGTTTGTAGATGTTGTCAACGTAACTGGGTTTGCGCTACCCAAAGTAACGGCACTTGCCCCAAGCAAAATAGTTCTAATGTTACTATTACTGGAACTTAAACCCCCCGCAGTTACGGTATAGCCTGCTGTAGTAAACGTGCCGTTAGTAACGGTTATTGTGTTAGTTGTGCCAATGTTCAAAGCATCAACAAGCTGTACCGTGCCGCCATAGGTGTCGATGGTGATGGAACAAATAAACGCCTTGCCTGCACTGGTGATGGTCTGCGTACCGCCACCAGAAAAAGTTAAGGTAGAAGTCCCAACAGAAAATAAAGTGCCAGAGCCATTCTTCCAATCTCCGTATACAGGCACCGGGGCATTGGTGCTGAATGTCATCGAAGTAGTGCGCCCCGACATATCTACGGTAGGAAGATACGGCGTTGATGTACTGATAGATATTGTCCCAGTTACCGACCCGGCATTAGTAAATGTGGCGGTGTCCTGCGGCAGAGGAAAGTTGTCTGTAGATGGTGTTCCGGTAGATGTTGTGGCCCATGCATTAGCAATCCAGTTTTGAGAGCCCGCAAGGTTCCAATACACCGTCTTTGGCGTGCTGAACGTGATGTTCCTGCACTCCCCCCGGTTGCCAATGCGCGTGCCGCTGATGGGGGCCGATGTGCCCCTGACATAGAGCCCCCGGAAGTCTGCGTCTGTCAGGCTGGGGGCGGAGTTGACTACGAGGTCAACAGAGATGCCGTAAGTGGCTGATGCAAAGAGTACGCGCCTATTACCCGCCGTGGAAGTGGTGGACAAGGTGCCGTTGATGGTCTGCTGCGCGTTAAATGTTACGGTATTTGTAAAGGCGGTCAATGATGTTAACGGCCCGGTAACAGTGAAATTATTAAACGTGTTGGTACCGGTAACAGCGGCGGTTCCTAAAGTTGAGTTTGTAAAAGTTAGATTATAAAATGTTAAGCCTGATCCGTTAAATACCGGGTTTTGGCCGGTCACAACAAATGTTGACGTGCCGACATTAAAAGTAAGTCCCACTAAAATATTTATTACAATACTAGAAAATGTAAGAGTTATTGTGGATGCATTTAAATTTATTGTTCTTGTAAATCCTACCGAGCTATTAAATCTGCCACATGTTAATGAGTAGTTTCCGACAGCAGAGGTGTCAAATGTCCCTTGAGACATGCTAAATTGGTTGCCGCCAATATTTAGCGCAGAGCCAAGGGTCCAGCCGCCTCCAGCGCCGTTAAATGTCACTGCCGCATTAATTGTGGTGCCGTTGGTAGTTACTGTCCTTCCGGTAGACGTGGAACTGAACGTGACGTTGCCGGTAGAACTCCAGACTGTCCCGGCCAGCAGCGACATAGAGCCGCGAATGTCTAGCGTGGGAGATGTCCCTGTAGCAAAGGTGACGGTGCCTGCGGAAACGGTGATGTCCAGACACGCCAAAGCGCCCGTCATCGTGACGGTGTAGGTTCCTGCTTGGTCAAAGAAGACGCTGTCCGCTACGGTGGGGACAGATGCGCCACTAGCTCCGCCAGTAGATGCGGACCAGTTTGTTGTGCTGGTGGTGTTCCACGTCCCCGTGCCACCTACCCAGTAACGATCAGCCATTTACACCCCCGGTTCAGGGGGCGATTCTACCGGAGGTAGTTCTTCGGAGGGGGCGGTTACGATGGCGAGCCAGTTGTCGAAGCGCTGCTGTTTCAGCGCCTGAATCTCAGCATCACTCAGCCCGTGATCCTCGGGCAAGTGAAGGGCGTCCCGAAAGACGCCGTACTGGGAGTCAAACTCAAAGTCGATCTTGACCATACCCTCATTAACCCGCCAAGCTGAAGGTGTAGGTGACGTTCAGCGTGTCGCCAGACACAACCGAGCGGTCGCCGGGGGACTGAAAGTCAGCGGCAGAGAACAGAGTGCCCGTCGAGCCACCAGCGGTGCTGTCGCTGGTCAGGAAGGCTCCGCCCACAGTCTGCGTGGCGTTGATGGAGAACGAGGCCGGGGAGGCGCTGTTGGTCACCACTGAGGGGTTGGCGTTGGTAGCCGCAGCAAAGGTAGCCGTGGGACGCGCACCAGAGTACGGGGTCACCTCAGTCCAGCCAGCGTGGGAAGCCATGGTATCACCAGCCGCCGGGGTGTTAGAAGCGCCAGCGCCGTACAGGCCGATGTACCAAGTGGTAATCTGGGTGGTGCTGGTCAGGGCAGTGCCAGCCATGTACTGGAGGCCGACGTTCACAACGAGGTTGCTCTCTTCGGCGGACCACTTGAGTAGGCCGTCCTTGTCGTAGCATTCCATCAGGAACCGGCCCGTGGCCTTGGCAGTTTCGGTGTGACGGGTACCAGCGACCAGACCGCCAGCAACAGCATCAGAGGCTTTAGCAATTTCGTGAGACATGGTCGCTCCTTACGCGATTCGGATGATTGCAGAGGTGTTGGTGGCTGCGGGGAACTGCACCGTGAATGTCGTCGTGGAAGTCTTGTCGCTTCCAAAGTCTAGCACGCACATAGCCCCGTCCGCCCCGGGCTTGTAGATGAGCGCACCGCGTGCTGTAAACGCTGCGGTCCACGAGACATTACTGAACGAGATGTAGGCCACCGTCCCGGTGGTCCCGGTTGTCGGGGTCACAGTTACCGTCAGAGGCTCACCACCTGCGGTGTATCCAGACGCAACCACCTCGCCCGTCGTGGTGTAGGCCGTGGTTGTGTAATCGAACGAGGCTGCGTTGGTGTACAGGGCGATGTAATAGGTATCGACATCGAAGTCGAAGGTGCCCTTCATCAGCCCCGTCTTGAACGAGTTGCAGGCAAAGTTACCTGTGAAGGCCATCAGGCAACTCCGTTATTCTGAGGTAGAGGAGCCATGCGAGCCTGACCACTGCGATACGCATCGCTGCGCTCCAGACCATCACCCAGACGCTTGGCCTGCGACAGAGCCTCGCTGTACCTCTGAGAGTACAGGGCCATCATGTCCGTCTCACCCTTCATGTAGGTGTACGCCTCCACCAGCGAACCGTAGAGCAGCACCGTGTCGAAGTTATCACCCAGCCAAGTCTGACCGTCCGCAGCAACCGTGATCGACTCAGGATAGAAGAAGTAGTGCAGCTCGACGCTGTAAACGGCATCTGGCGTGGGGCCAAGGATGAAGCTCAACTCGTCCGTCAACACAGGGCTAGGACCGCTGGTGGTCGTGGGGCCGAACAGCGCATAGTACTTGGGGATGCCCGTAGTGCTGGGGTTGGGGTACGCCTGACGGATGAAGCTCACATCCTTGTTCAGCAAGTACTCGTAGTTGCCCGACGCATCAATCACAGCCATCGAATAGACGGACAGGAAGTCGCCCGGGCAGGACAAGTACTTGTTGCTGGAGGATGTGGAGCCAGTGACGTTCCTGCGGAGTACCGGGAACTGCACCGTGTTGTAGATGCGCTGCTCGGCCTGCTTGATAAACGTGTTGATGATCGACGGATTAGTCGAGTAATCGAACGTGTTCTCAGTGTAGTCCTGAATAGCAGTGACCAACGCGGCGTAGTTCATTTAAACCTCAAGCCATGGGCCCGCGAGCCATCACACCTTTGGTAGCTGCGCCAGTGCCACGAATCTTGATGCCCGAGGTCTTCACCCCGTCGTATTCGTTTGAACGCTCGTTAGCCACGGAGACGTTCTTCTTGAGCGCCTCTTTGACCGGCATCTGGCCCACAACAGGAGCCGCCATCTTCTTGGGTTGCTTGTACGTTGCCATATCAGCCTCCCTTGCGACCGGTGCTGCGCTGGTTCATGACCTTAGCCATGTTGCGCCCGTACTTGAGCATGTCGGCGTTGGTCTTGCCACCCGCCTTCATCTTCGTCGGCGTCTTGCCGGGGTGCATGTTCTTTTCGTGCTTTCGCACGGCGGTCTTTCCGTCCATGATCGACTCCTTATGTCGTTGCAACCGTGACTGCGCCAATTTGCACAGACAACACTAGATTGTTAGGTGTCAGTGCTGCATCAAAAAACGATGATCCACCTACGGGATTCCATCCCCACTGGATAACCCGGCTACCCCCTGTAGTGTAACCATCAGGGCCTGTACCGGCAATCTGATATGTACTGTCCGGGCGGGGGTTCCTGAGACCTTGTGGATCATCCACAGGATACATACCCAACTGAAGCTGCGGGTGGTCTGGGTCCCAGCATTCATGGCAGACAAGCAGTTGGTACAGCTTGGTCTTGATGACCTCTGTCTTTAACTGCGTCAGTTTAAATCTCTGGCCGCAGCGATCACACATAGCAATCGCATTCTTGCCAGAGGCAAACCTGTTTGCCATTTAGGTGCTGCCCCCGATATATGCCCGGCGGGGAACAAATCGGATGGCAGCCTTCTCCCGGTCCTCATCAGAGGCGAGGGTCCATGCCTCGTCGTACTGCGCCTTGAGCATCTGCATCCGATCCCCCGCGCCAGTGACCTTCATGGACAGGTAGTAGGCCAGCCCGGCAACCATGCAGGGGATGAACCGGAACGGCACGTCCATGACGTTTACACCATCACCTGCGTCTTGGGTACGCCGCAGCCGCCAGTAGATCAACTGATAGCTCTGCGAGCCATCCGGGGTAGGCCATACAGTGACGGCAGGAACCTGCGCCCAGTACACAGCCGTGCCATTGGTGTGGCTGGCGGCAGTGGTGTTGTCCTGTCCCCGCGAGCAGCTAGTCAGGGTATTCCCGCTGATGGCCCCGTAGTTGATGATCTCGTTATCAACCTTGATAAAACCCGTGGCAGGAAGACCCACGGTGGAGCTAAGAGTAACGGTCGTGTTGCTGGCCGAGAGAGTGCCACCAGAGATAGTTAGCCCTGTGGTGGAGTTCTGCCCGTTGTACCTTTGGACCCAAATCTGGATAGGCCGGGCCTGCTGTAGCTTGTTAGGGATCGTGGCGTAGGTGGAGACACTGATCCGGGTAATGGTCAGGTCTGCCTGCGTCGAGGCTGCTCCCGCCCCCGTGCGGATAACGTGCTCAAGGAGGTCAACCGTGTCGTTGGGTAGGGCATAGGTGTTCTGCCCCTGAACAAGGGGGATAGTCCCTTGCTCAAACGTCCACATGTTGACCCCCCGGTTGGCCCAGTCAGCGAACATCAGGTTCAAGGACCGGCGGGCAGTCTTCAGGTCATAACCCGTGCGAAGTTCCGAGCCACAGCGCTCGAAAGCCTCCTCAACGATCTCAGAGAGGTCGAGGTTAAAACTGCTTGCGCCGGATGTGACTGCCATTATCGGAACCCTGCTGTTTTCTTAGCTATGCCTTTGGGCTGCTTCACAAATTGTTTTCCGGCGGCTTTACCTGCTCTTTTGGCCCGGGTTGTCGCAGCGTATTCAGCCGGGCTGAGAGCCTTGATAGCAGCCTCCGGAAGGTATCGCTCACCAGTTTTACTAGACGGTTTGCCACTCTTGGTTCTCCACTTCTGGTCGCCCCAAGCCTTCAATGACTGCTGCGGCGCTTTCAATCTCTATACCCCCCGCCTGCTGCCTTGTACTTCTTGGCAACAAGCTGAGCCTTACGGGCGGACCACTGGCCTGCCCCGGTGCCATGCGTAGCAGCAGCCTTTACCTGAGACACAATCCGCTTGCGCAGGCTTGGCTTAGTATAGTTGCCCGCAGCGTTTACACTGCCACCATCGGCATACATGTCCACAGAGTTAGGGTCGTCCTTGCGCCGGATGACCTTCTTCTTTGGCATCTTGCTGGGGTTGATTGCACCCATGCCTCGGCTGGCTCTCATACCATTTTCCCGCGAGTATGACCCTTGGTGATGCATCCATCCGCACGGGTGACACCGCCCTTTTTGTACGTCTTCAGGTAGCCGCCCGCCGTCTCAATCGGAAGGCCGCTCTCGGTCAGTACCGTGGTCGGGCTGTCTTTGAAAGCGCGGCGGCGAGCCTGCTCGCGCTCGGCATCGGTAACTTTGCGGTAGGGGTTGTCAAAATATTCCAACGCCCCTTTGAAGCCGTACTTGCGCTTGGCTTCATCAACGACATCTGCACGGTCAGGGTCGAGTTGACCCAAAGACACATTGCCAAGCTTGCTGGCCGCAAGGCCAGCGCCAAGAACCCCAAGCAACGCTGCTGTTTTCCTGCCTTTAGCCATTACACCATCCTGCCTTTCGTCTTGCCGCGCTGAGCAATACCATCGCCCCGGCAGCAACCACCCTTAGCCATCTTCTTGGCCTTGGGTGCGTCAAACATACTGTCGGCAATATCCATTTTTTGGGTGGTGTGACCCATGGACATCTTGGCAGGAGAAGTTGTCATTTCCTCGTACAACTTCTTCAGGGTCATCATGCGAGGCTTCTCTTCTGCCATGATCAATCCTTAGATCATCCTGCCTTTGGTGTGGCCCTTGGTAATGCAGCCGTCTGCACGGGTGACACCACCACCAGCCCTTTTAACTGGCCGAGATGCAGCAGGCTTAGGAGCCGAGGCGGCAGGAGCAGGAGCAGTCAATCGCAAGGAGTCTTCATACGCCTTGTCAGTCTTGGCCTGATCCCGAATGTCTTGAATCTCTTGGGGGGTAGGACGTGACATAGGTTACCTTAACAAATTTTGCCACGGGTCTTGCCGCGCTGGGCAATACCATCTGCGCGAGACGATGCTTTGGAAACAGTCATGCCGCCAGAAGCCATCTTCTTGACTGCGCCGCCATTTTTCCTCAAAACAAACCCTTCTCCATCAATCTTGTTGCGCAGAGCCCTTGCGCCCGGAGATGTAGTATCAAGTCCGTAGCGGGATGCATTTTCAGCCCGCATTTCAGCTTGACGTGTTGCTGCGCGTTTTGCACGTTCAGCTTCTTTTAGAGCCGATGCGCTAGGTCCTGTAAGTCGTGCTGTCGGAGCCGGAAGAGACTGCATCGTCATTTCTGACAGCCGGGGGGAGCGATTGGCAAGACCCTTAGCCAAGGCCGCAACACCTTTGACACCCGGGGCAATCATTGCCTGTTCCGGGTACACCCTTTCCAAACCTTGCGCTTGTTCTGCCCGCTTGCGGCCCTCTGGCGTAGACAGGTCTGGACGATTGTCTTTACCAGCACGGGCTGCTTGTGCCGCACGATACGCTTCGGCCTCGCCAGCTTGAGCGCCCATCTTGCGGGTATACGTGTTGACAACTGGTTGACGTTTAGTCATCGGAGCACGGCCCTGCGCAATTGCTGGGGGCATGCCTGCCGTTTCCTGTTTAAACCGAGCTACCGCAGCGGCTGCACCGGGCACGTCATCGGACTCTGGAGCAGATGTCATCCGCCCGCTACGAGACTCATCAGGAGATGTGTCACTTACTGCGGGCGTTTTGCTGGCGTCAGAAGGGGCTGCGGCAGGGGCGGCAGCAGGGGTTGCGGCTCGGGCGGCAGCAGGGGCGGCGCGAACGGGAGCCTTGGAAGCTACAGGGGCTGCAACAGCTTGATTTGAGACTGTACCCGGGTCATACACCTCACCCGTTTCCATGTTGCGACGGAGACCAGCCGGGTTAAAACCACCACCAACATCCCGATCATCCCCGTTGTCAACCATTCTTGCCATGGGGGCAGGTCGCTCTGCCGCAGGCATTGATCTAGCGCTGGGAGCAGAAAAGCGAGTTTCAGACTTAGAAGACTCACCCTTCTTGTCTCGGGAGAGCATGTAGCCCAACGCACCAAGTGCAGCAAGGCCAGCTAGTTGTCCTGTGCGTTTTCCCATGCTCTTCCCCTATCAGCAGGCTTTGCCGCCGTAGTTCATCTTGACCATCTTGCCCTGAGTCTTGCCTTTGACAGCAACACCGTCTTTGCTGGGGGCGGCAGTCTTCACAGCACCCATCTTGGTCATGCCGCCCTTGGCAAAGGGTTTACCCTTAGCCATCTTCATCTCGCCCATCTCATGCTTGATCATGGACTTGGGAGCGCCCTTCTTCTTCATGAAGGCCATCTCTTTGGCAACCATCGCCTTAGACTCTTTCATATCGCCACCTTCTTTAAATTTGCGGCCCTTGTCCGCGTTGATGAAGTCTTTCCCCGCACTCGTAGGGACTCCGGCCTTCTTGGCAAACGCGGGGCTGTTAGCCACCGCTGCCATAAAGTTGTGCTGCTTCTTACTTGTGCTCGGCATCTTCTGCCTTCTTGCGCCAAAGCATAGAAAACTCTTTCCCGGTCGCCATCTCGTAGATGCGCATGACGCCCACGATAGCGCCGATCAGACCAAACACCGGGGTAAGAATCTGCAAGAAAGAGCCAATCGCCGTGAACACGGCCACGAAGTCCAGCACGTTTTTAACAGTCTCTGTTTTCTCAGTCATGTCAGCATTTCCAAGCCCGAAGGCTCTTGTTGATCCGGCTATTGGGGTCGTTCGCGGTCTTTTCCGAGGTCAGCTTTTTCTTCATGCCAGTCATCCGGGCACAGAAAGAGTCGCGGCGTTTGCCGCCCTCTGGTTGAGGGGCCTTCAAGCCGGGCTTGCCCGGATTCGCTGCGTTGTAGGAGGCTCGTCCCTTGGCGTTCAGACCGCCTTTGGGGTTCTTGCCTTCCTTGCGAGTCCATGCTGCGGTCTTAGCCATAGAACACCGTGACGCTGGCGATGTTCGTCAGCGATGCGTAGATGTCAGTCGAGCACAGCACCCCCTCACCCGGCACCGAAATATAAAACGAGTTCGGGTTGGAGTTAGAGGGGATGTCGATTTCGATCACCGTGGTTCCGCCGGAACCGCCGTCCTTCAGCAGCAACGTGCCAGCAGCGCTGGCAGTCGCGCAGATAGAAAACCCTTTGATACGCGCCCGGGAGCCAAAAATGGACCCCGAGGAGTTTCTATGGGTTGACTTAACGTCATATTGCATCGTCATAACTAATCTCCTGTAAGACAGGGGCCGAGGCCCCCGAGATCAATTAGGCAGTGCGTGTGAACACGTATGCGGTGGCGCTGGAGAACATGATGGTGAATCGTGCCAGACCGGTGACACCGGAAGCAATGGTCAGGTCACCAAACGAACCGGCTGTGTCAGTAGCTGCGGTGGACAAGATACCGTTGACTGCAACAGCAATAGTCACGGTGCTCGCACCGGCGGTGTTGTCCACGTACAGTTCCAGCACAGTGCCCCTAGCCGCACCAATAGCCGCGCCCAGCAACGTGCCGGTGGGCAGTGTGATGGTGGTCGGAGAGGCCGAAGTGGAAGTGATGTAGCCGGTTGCAACTTCAGCCGCAGTGGCGGTTGCGGTGGCGTTGATTGCGGCAGTCGAAGGGTGGTTCTGGTCGGTAAAAACCAGATTGGTGGTTGTCAGGTTGGTCACGCTTGTGGTTGCGCCAAAGGTGGCGTCCACGGTAACAGCGCCAGTGGTGGCGTTAACGGTGATGTCTTGAAAGCCGTTCTCGGAGCGAACTGGGCCGTTGAATGTGGTATTTGCCATGATTTTTTCCTCATGCGGTTAAGGTGTATCTGTCTGCATGACGTCGGCCCGGAGCCGTCAGATACACCGGAAAAGTCCGGGAGTGGCTGCAATATAACCCAAAAGAAAAAGGGGCACAAGGCCCCTTTTCCTAGCTTACCGGTCGATCAAGACGAACCGGAAGAACCCCACATGCCGAGCGGGTCAGACCAGCCGAAGCTGTAACGCTCGCGGGACTTGTAACGGACGTTGCCCGTATCAAAGTCGCCGTCCATGCTGTTTTGCAGCGGGGTACGCACGAAGTGCTTCATGCCGTTAGGAACGTCCGTGGTCAGGAACCAAGCGTTCGTGTCGGTCAAGAAGTTGTTGACGGTGTAGCCACCAGAGATGGTGCCCATCTGCTTCAACGCGTTGATGTCGTTGTCAGCAGTAGAAACACGCAGTTCGGTGTCCAGCAGACGCTTGGCAACGAACATCAGGCTCGGCGGAATCACCAGCTTGACAGGCTTGGCGGCGATCAGCAGTCCACGCTCGTCGGTCCACGCTGCGATTTGAATCGTGGCGTTTTCCAGCGAGGTTTCGTTCAGGTCAACCGCAGTAGCCGGGCTGTTGAAGTTCACAGTGCCGCCGACGGTGGGGTGACCCACGCGGCTAGAACTGGAGTTAACACCGAACAAGGACACGCCGTCACCACCGGGGTAGGAGCCGTTGAAGCCGTTGTTCAGGATGGAAGCAGCCTTGACCTGCTTGGTGAACGCCATAGCGCGAGCCAGAGCTTTGGTGTAGCGGGCAGACAGACTGTCGTACAGGTTGTCTTCCACAGCTTCTTCCGTGATGGAGAAGCCCAGAGCAATGGTTTCGTGGGTGTAGCGAGCAGTGAAAGCTTCCTGCGCGTTGTCGTAAGCGATGGCAGAGCCTTCGTTCTTGACAGGTGCAGCACCGAAGCCAGCGAGCTTGGTTTCTTCTTCGAAGGAACGCTCGGAGGTCTCGGATTCGTAGATTTCCTTGTGCTGCTCACCGTAGCGAGCGTACTCCATGCCAAACAAGGCATTGAGGCCGGGAAGGAGTTCTTTAAGTAGCTGTGCGCGTGAAATAGCCATTTTATGTTACTCCTTACAGACCAACAGCGTTGGTATAGGTGTGATAGCCGGGGTTGATCTTCACGTAGACGTCGGTGAAGGCATCGCCCACAACCGAGAAGCCTTGCACGTTGGGGAACCCGACAACACGGAAAGCTGCGGTGGTCGCCACAGCCGACGAGCCCGCCACGACAGAAGCCGTGGAGTTGCCCGTGGTGGTGCTGCCAGTAGCAACAGCGCCAGTGGTGAAGAACAGGTTCGCGCCCACAGCGGCTTGCGTCACAGAGCCAGCGGACTGGACTTGGAACACAACGTTGGGGTCGTCAACAACCGAGGCTTGGATCACGCCAGTCACACCGGTGGGGTAGTACTGGGAGAAGATCAGTTGGCCTTGGGCGTTGTAGTACGAGCAGCCAACGAACACACCCACGATACCGGTGTTAGCGGTGCCGGTGGGGAAGCCGTTAGTCGTCGCGTCAGCGCCGGTGGCGGTAGCCACAGCCAGATAGCCGGATGCGTTCACGTACACGGGCGAGCCGTTGTAAATGTTCGAAGCGGTACCTGCCGGGTCGATCAGGTAAGTACGGGTTGCACCTGCATACGGGGTGCCGCCCAACTGGTTTACGGGTTTTAGCCCGTAGGGAGAAGCGGTAGAAGCCATTTAAAACTCCAAATTAAGAACCAGAACCGAAACTGACCTTGGATTTCTTTTCCGAGAAAAGGGGCATCCGAGGATCATTTTCACGAAGAAAGTTGTTGTCTACCGACTCCATCTGAGCCTTGTTCTGGCGTGCATAGTGATCAGCACGTTGCTCCATAAACTCTTTAGGAATCCGGCAAAGCAACAGTCCACCCACCTCAACGTTGCCTTTAAAGCGACCTTCGGTGGAAGCGTGCATCATTAGCTCGGGATAGTCCTCTGCCTTGCAGGGCTCATATCCTTCGCGCAACTTAGAAGAAATATTGGTGGCGTCGGGAGCACCCATAGCGGAGATACGAACCCAGCGATGAGACCAGTCGGGCCGATCATCAGGGCTAGGCAGCATTTCCGGCGGACGCCATGCTTCGGGCCGTTTAAAGGCCACATCACGGACATCTGCCTCACGGCTACGGCGATTTTGTTGAACCTGTTCCATTACTGACTCCTTCCAAGCTTAGCAACCTCTTTAGCATAGACTTCCAAAGGCACCCCAAGGCGGCGGGCTAACGCTGCTTCGGATGACTTCAGTTTCACGCGAGTAGGCGGGGTACTGCGAGAGGCCGGGGCCACCACAGTGGATTTTGAGGCACGGCGCGGAGGTTCTTCCTCGTCAGCCGGTTCCGATGCTTTTTTGCGAGGAGCATCATCCTCATGGCTCTGAGATTCAAAGTACTCAGGAAATCTTTTCCGCATGGTCTGATCGACTGCTTCAAAGTAATCATCAGTACCAATATAGTCAGCACCATACTGACGCTGCAACTTTTTGTCAATACCCATCGCAGCCATGGTCATTTCTTCATCTACCCCGAACCAATCCTTGTTGGATTGAACCCAACTCTTGGTTTTCTGGGGTAGCTCTTTGGCTGCGGGTTTGAACTCCGTCTCTTCCGAGACGATAGGCCGCATGTTCTCAGTCTTATCTATCCGCAGGGTAGCTCGTGCTACCTGCTCCTGCGCCTCTACGAGGGCATCAGAATCTCCCGACTCAAATGCGTCTTTAAGTCGCTTCTTTGCGGCTTCAAGTTCTCCATTGGCGGAGAACTTGGTTTGTTCGATAAGTACCTTACTTCCGGCTTCAAGCTGTCCCTTGAGGCGCTTGTTCTCCTCAAGCACTTGCCGGGCAAAGTTCTCTGCGGCTTCACGCTCACGGAGGGCTGATTCCTTGGCCCTGCGCTCGTCGTGGTAGCCGCGTGTAAATTTCTTGATCCGCTGCTGGACCTTCTCGTCGTAGCTGTTTAGCTCTTCGTCGGTCGGGTCTTCCGGCGGTGGTGCGGCCTTGCGGCCACGATCCTGTTCAGGGGTATCGTCTTCAATCTCAATTTCCACCTCGGGCTTGGCGTCTGCCTTCTGCTCGTCTGGAAATTTAAACTCTTCGTACTCTGCCATTTAAATCACTCCTTATGCACGCGCAATACCACGCGGGTCTTCCACGACAGCTTCAACCGAGTCATCGTTGATGATCCGGAATTCACGGCCATGAATCTTCAGGCGGGTTCCTGAATTGGGTCGCACGATGACAAAGTCACCTTGCTTGCAGCTAGGGCCGTTGGGAAAACGGGTAGCGTCTTTATAGGCGTCGGGGCCAACCTTGACCACAAACAGCACGGGGGTCAGGACCTCCTCGTAGTGCATGGTCTTGGAGTCCTTGAGAATCCCAACCTCACTGTCTTGATACTCTTCCATGGCTTCCGGCACAACGCACAGAAGGTGGAAGGTTTTGGGGTCGGGGAGTTGCTTAGCCTTCTCTTCCGCAGGCTTGTTCAGCAAAGGTGACAGGTCGATAGCCTTCAGGTCAAACTCACTCATCGTCTTTTTCCAATCGTTGCACAAGGTCTTTAATGATTTGTTCTGCGGTGTTCAGACCTCGGATGATCCCGCAGACATGCCGGTACTCGGCGTAATCAGCAGCGCGACCGCCAGCCACGAAGGCTTCTTGGTCTGCGCGTGTATCAGCTATGACTTTGGCGGCGTGCGCCAATACCTTCACTTCATTCACTCATTTCCTTTTTTGGTTGGGGTAAATGGACGCGCTACCCGTTGCGCTTGCTGGGACGACATCTGAGCACGGTGTTTAGCAATGTCAGCGCCGATCCGCATTCCTTCGCTCTCCTGCTGGCGAGCAAGCTTGTCCTTTTGTGCAGCGGCGGTTGCCGCGACTTGCATAGCAGCGATCTCTTTCTGAGCCGCGATACGTGATTCTTCGATTCGAATTTGATCCGCCTTGGCGGCTGCCTCGACCTGTTGCTTCTGAGCCTTGAGTTGAATCTCGGCTTCCTTGATCTTGAGTTCCTGCATCTGCATCTGAACCACCGGGTCCTGCATCTGCTGTTGGTACTGCTGTTGCTTGACCTCGTCACTGTTCTGTTTAAACAGTTGCTGAGCCGCCTGCGCCGCCATCTGGGCAATCTGATCGGCTATCTGGGGGTCAATGGTCTTGTTCTCTTCCTCGCCCGGGAGGGTGAAGCCCATGCGCTTTTCCATCTCCATGCGGTACTCAAAGGCAACGTGCTCGTTGATGTGAGCCATCATCGCTGCCTGAATGGCCTGCGCTTGGGGGTTCTGGCCGATGATCTGAGCAATCTTCGGGTCCTGCATCGCCATCATGTGGACTTGGATGTGGGCCTTGTGGTTCTGTTCAATGAACGCCTTCAAGGGCTTGCCCGTGATCGCATTCATGTTCTCTTGAATAGGATCGGTGGGGACTGCGTCGTCTTCAATCGGGACCAGCTTCTGGGCGTTCTTGACCCCCAGAACATCAATCATCTGGCGGTGCAGCAAAGGCAGGTTGTAGAGTTGCGGGGCTTGCTGGGCAAGCTGCATGACTGCCTGATACTGGACAACCTTCTGCGCCATGGTGGCTGCGTTGGGGTCGCTGACCGGGATGACATCGACTTGGTCGTAGTCAGACTTCTTGGCGAAGCGGCTGCCTTCTTCCGGTTCGTAGGTGTACTCCTCCGGGGTGTAGTCGGCAATGATGCTTTTGAGCAGTTTAAATTCCTGCTTCATGGCGTAGTGCATACGGGACTGCACCGCGCCCATGACCTTCAGGGTCCGCTCCAACAGCGCCAGCGTCGTGCCCACGGGGGCGTTGGCCGACATATCGCTGACGTTTAAATCGCCAGAGGAGGCAAACGCACGGCCTTCTTGGACGATGTTCTCGAAGAGGGCGTACAGAACCTGACTGGGTTCCTTGTACGGCAGGGGAAGAATGTTGTCGCGGATGGAGCCGGAGGGCACATCTACGTCGCGGAACTCTCCCGGTGCGATGGGGGTGTCATCTCCCTTGATCCGAAGACCCCGCGATTTGAGGCCACCGGGGAGGTTAGACAAAGTGCCAGCGTCAACAAGCTGGCGGATAAGCATAGTCGCGCTCTTGGCATAGCCGCCGATGAGGTGGATGAGGCCATAGCCATAGAAACCAAACCCGGGAATGTACTGGTAATGGACGAAGTGCTGTCGCTTGAGGTGGAGCTTGTCACCCTCGTGCCAGTTACGGCGGATGGCAAGGATTTTCGATGTGCCTTTTTCCACGGTGATGACGTACGGCAGCGCGATGCCAGTCTCTTCACCATACTTATTGGTGTGCTCATGGCCGGGGAGGTCTCGGTCTACATGCATCTCAAGGATGCGGAAGCGGTCGTCTTGGATGGCCGACATGCCCTGCTCTTCGGCCTTTTGCTTCTCAATGTCGTCCAGTTCGCCCGTGGGCTCGCCTAGATCGACATCCCGGTAGAAACCGGCTTCCTGAAGGCGCAGAACATCATTCTCGGTCTTGCGCATGACGTGGGTAACACGCTCGGAGCGCTCCAAGTCCGGGGCTCCGTAGGGGACAACAATGTCCTCTGCGGAGATGAACATGGCAACTTGGCGGCCAATAGAGGGGTCGTAGTAGACCTTTTTGAAGGCCGAGCCGGTGATAGGCAGGGACCACAGCAGCTTCTCATGCTCCGGGCGGTACTCCGTCATCCGGTCGGTTAGCTGGTAGTTCATGTCGTTTTGCACACGCAAAGCGGCATCTTTCTTGTCTACCGTCTCACGGCCAATGATCTGCGTCTTGACCGGCCCCATCGCGGGGAAGGTCTCCATGATCCCTTCGGCTTGGAAGCGGACCACGGACTCAGTGAGCATGGGGTGGAACACACCGCAGGCACCGTCCCACGGCTCGGTCCTCTCCTCGTACTTGAGGCCGAGGAGCTTTAAACCATCAACGTAGGTCTGGACCCATTCCTTGCGGTCTCGCTGGTCTTTATCAAAGTCTGCAATGAGTTCCGAGGCCAGAG